GCGGCGGAGTTCAGTGGCGCGGCGCCGGTAGCCGTCTCGAACAAGGTCGAGGGCTACATGCGGAAGCGCATACGCAATCAGGCTAACCGTATGGCAAGCGGGACGGCGCTGAGTCGGTCGCAGGAGATGTTCTTGCATGACGCCCTGGCTGAGCTGGCAGTCGAGGCGAGGGATGATGCAGTACTCAGGCGACTGATATGGGGGTTGACTTCCTGCCCCCCAGCGCCCAAGGGATGGCACTCGGCGCGGGATTACTGGCAGATCAAGCACACGCCGGGGGGGGGTCACCTCCACAAGCGCACGGTCATGGCGGGGGACACGTATGCGCCGGCCGAGGCCGGGCGATGCGACTCGTTGGCACGGGAGACCGCCCCGCTGGCCGAGCACAGCCACCTGCGGTATCAGGGTCGCGTACAAGACCGGAAGAGCGTGCCAAAGGGGCGTGTGCGCGACCAGCACATACTTGCGGGCCTGCTCAGCGACGTGGACGTGATGGGCGACGGCAACACGATAGACATGCGGCGTGTCATCGTTGAGGCGGGAGAGGCGACGACAATGGCCGATCTCCAGGAGACAATGGGTGTGCCCCCTAGGCCAGTGGCGCCACCTGAGGCCCGCGTGCGAGCTATAAAGCACATGGCGCTGCGAGTGCGCCTCCGCCGCGTCGTCCTCCCTGAGGGCGAGTATGCGGCGCGCAACCTTGTAGCGGGGGTCCGAGTCAACCCCAAGAGCTCGCCCGGGGGCGGCTTTGATGGTGTGGGTGTGCGGAGGGGGGAACTTACCGCGGCGATGTTCGAGGAGGTAGTGCGCATAGTACAACGGCAAATGAAAGAGGTTTCGCCGTCCGTGGCGCCGCACCTGATCGGCGGACGAGCCAAGCGGAAGACGCCGGGTATCGGGGACTTGGCGGCGGCACGATCAATCGTATTCCCAGATGCGGTGACTGCGGCATGCGCTGGGACAGTGGCTCAGGCGATCACCGACGCGCTGCCGACGTTCAACGGGGCCATAAAGGTCGGCACCCCCTACGCCGGTAAGGAGCGAACACGCAGGCGCGCCGCGCTAGGAAAGCTAGATGCCGAGATGGAGTTAGACTCGGTACGCTACGGGTTCAGGCTGCACCCCGACCTGATCATAGACGCGTTCGGGCTGGTGCGCGCGATGCTCCCCCAGGGCGGTGAGTGGGACACTTACATTGTGAGTCAATGTATAGAGTGCATCCATAAGACCGTCCAGCTCCCCACGGGAGACGTATACGAGTGGGACGCAGGGAACCCGTCAGGCCCGTGGACAACCATAATAGATTCGTTCTGCAACGTAATCAACGTCGGACTGATGATGGCCGACGTGCCGCAGGACGCCTTTAGAGTGGATATATACGGGGACGACCTGCGCGTTGGGATGAGGAAGGGGTGGAAGGTACCCGCCCATGACCACCTGAGCGCACTGTACGCGGAGCGGGGGGGGTGCGAGGTCAAGGCGTCCCGCATGGTCCGGG